CACTATATGAAAGACTCATGGAATCTTACACATCCTGACGATCCTGAATATGAAGATGGTGAAAGAACTAGAAGAGCAACTTATTGGAATGTATGATTTGCGAATCTAGAAAAAGTATGATATAATATAAGAGAGATAAAATTTAAGGGGAATACTATGCTACTTGATGAGATGCCAGAAAATCTTGATATAGATCTACTTAAAAATCTATATTCATTAACAACAATGTCTCCACCACAACCTACTCAAAGTATGCAAACTTCTCAAGGTTTGTCAGGGCTTCCTATTGTGCGTAGATTTGAAGGATCAGCAGGGTCTGGGCAAGGTCTTGCTGATGAAAGTGAGCGTAGTGACGCAGAAAATGAAGCGGCTCAAGCAGCAGCAAATGAAGCAGCAGATGCAGCAGCAAATGCAGGAAAAGGAGGTGGAGGAGGAGATGGAAATAATCAGGGTGGTGATGACAAAAATGAAGAAAAATCAAAAGGTAAAAATCAAACAACAACTACATCTGAAGAATTAACAGAGCGAAAAAAAGATTTTGTTGATTTAGATGAAGCACAAGGAAATATTAACCCCAATATATCTTTAGCAGATTCAATAAAAGATATAGGAAAAGATGGCATGGGTTTCAAGGCTAGAGATGGATTTAAAAATGAGAGAACAGATGAAGAAATAAAACAAGACGAGATAAATGCAAAAAAAGCAGAACTAGACAAGGTAGAAAGAGAAAATGAGAGAAGGGGAGGAGGTTATGATGGACTTGTAAACTCTGGATATTTTGAACTTGCAGAGGATCTATTTAAAAAGCAAAATGAACTTCAAGCTTCTCAAATGCAAGCTGAATTAGAGGCACAAGGTCTTAAAGGTGTTACTGTTAGTTTTGATCAAGAAGGTAATGTTACTTATGGAGGACCGGGTTCTGTAGGATTACAAGCTACTTTAGGTGGAATAGGTCAAGGTTTAGGTAGTCTTATTAGTACTGTAGTTGAAGGAGTAGATTTAATGAGACAAGCTACTCCTATGAATATGGCTCTAAGTGGTTTAACAGGTGGTCAATTTGGTGGAAAAATGGGCAGTGATATATTAAATCAAATTTCAAAAATAAGCAAAGATGTTACTGGATATAATCCAAGGGGAAATATAGAAAACGTACAAAGGGGAATAAAAAGTATAACTAACAATAAACTTACTGAAGAGTTAAACAAAGTAATAAATAATTCATATGTAAAAGATATTAAGAATGTGGCAAATATTATAAATGCATTAAGATAGTAGAAATCTATTTTAAGTTAATAAACAGGAATAAAATATGGCTGTAGAACAAAATCCACTTGAGCAAATACCTCAAGAAGAAAATGTAAAAGTAGTTCCTGAAGCTGCTATGGAAGATAATTTAAATGCTACCTTTGAAGTAGAAGATGATGGTGGTGTTATTGTAGACTTCACAGAAAATGCAGAGATGGAAGCTAAAGGTTCTGTTGCTGAATGGTTTGGTAATATAGTAGAAGAGTTAGATGAAGAAGATCTAGCTGATATAGCTAATACTGTTATTGAAAACTTTGAAGCAGATAAAGATTCTAGACAAGAGTGGGAGTCTATGTTTGAAAGAGGCTTTGATCTTTTAGGATTAAAGCTAGAACAAGGATCAGAACCATTTGAAGGTGCATGTACAGCAGTACATCCTCTTCTTATTGAATCTGCTGTTAAGTTTCAATCTAAAGCATCTACTGAATTATTTCCTTCAAGCGGTCCTGTTAAGACACAGATTATAGGACAAGCTACTCCAGAAAAAGAACTACAAGCTAATCGTGTTCAGAACTTTATGAACTATCAACTTACTGAGCAGATGCCAGAATACTTTGATGAGTTTGAAAGAATGTTGTTTCATCTTCCTTTAATTGGTTCTGCATTTAAAAAGATGTACTACGATGCTACAGTTAAACGTCCTAAGTCAGAGTTTATACCTATAGATCAGTTTTATGTATCTTACTATGCTACTGATCTTAGTAATGCAGATAGATATACACATTTAATTTATCGTAGCCCTGTAGAAATACAAAGAGATATTAGGGCTGGTGTCTATGAAGATGTTGATCTACCAGAACCTTCTATGGGAACTACTACAAATTTTGGAGAGAAGATAGATACTATTATTGGTTTGTCTCCTTCTTCTGATAATGATCCACAATATGTTCTATTAGAACAACATTGTTATTTAGATATAGAAGAAGAGGATGAGCTTCTTCCATATATTGTAACTGTTGAGAAAGATTCACGACAGGTACTAAGTATTCGTAGAAACTATAAGGAGAACGATACAAACAAGGAGAAAATAAATCATTTTGTCCACTATAGGTTTGTACCCGGCTTTGGTTTCTACGGATTTGGTCTTATACATTTCCTTGGTAATCTCACCATGTCAGCAACTGCTGCAATGCGATCCCTAATAGATGCAGGACAGTTTGCTAATTTACCGGGAGGATTTAAGGCCAAAGGTGTAAGGATAGTTGGTGACAATGATCCTATAGCACCCGGTGAGTTCAAGGAGGTTGAAGCAACTGGTGTAGACTTATCAAAGGCTATTGTTCCTCTCCCCTACAAAGAGCCTTCCTCTACTCTATTCCAGATGTTAAATTTCGTAACTGCTGCTGGTCAGAAGTTTGCGGATAGCACAGAGCAAGTTATCTCTGATGCTGCCTCCTATGGACCTGTCGGGACAACTATGGCACTACTAGAAGCATCAAGTAAATTTTTTAGTGCGGTACATAAGAGATTACATAAAACACAAAAAGATGAATTTAGAATATTAGCACGTATTGATTTTGATTATCTACCAATAAAATATCCATATGATGTTCCTTATGAATCTCGTAGTGTGTTTAAAAAAGATTTTGATGGTCGTATAGATATTTTACCTGTATCTGATCCTAATATTCCATCTAACGCTCACCGTATGATGATGGCTAATATGGCATTACAGATGGCACAACAGTCTCCACCGGGAATGTTTAATCTTGAAGCACTTAATCGTACAATATTAAATGCAGCTAATATGCCTAACATAGATCAGATACTTCCACCAAAGATTGAGCCTCAACAACTTGATCCTGTATCTGATATTATGGCAGCAACTAAAGGTGTACCTATTGCAGCATTTCCCGGTCAGAATCATGATGCACATATACAAGTAAAAATGGCTTATTTACAAGATCCTAAAAATGGTGCTAGTCCTGCAATGCAGCGTATAGCTCCTATTCTTCAAGCTAATATTCAAGAACATTCTATAATGAAATATCAAGAACAAATAAATGGAGTAACACAAGAAGCACTACAACAAGTTCCTGAAAATAGTAGAAATCCCTCTATAGTAGAAATGGCTATGGCACAAGCTGCACAAGAAGTTATGAATGCTAATCAAGCTATGGGTAAAGTAGAATCTCCAGAACAGCAACTTGTTTCTATTGAGCAATCTAAAGTAGAATTAGAAAAACAAAAACTTCAAGCAGATTTAACAGTTGATTCTAAAGAGTTAGAACTTAAAAATAAAGAACTTGAAATAAAAGAAACTGCTCAAATTATAGATATGTTAAAAGCTACAGGTCAGGCTGATTCTAGAAAAGAACAGATGAAGCTTAATAGAGAATCTAAAGAAACTATTAAACAAGCAGAATTAAAAACAAAAGAAGAACTAGAATTAAATAAACTAGAACTTGAAAAAGATAAAGAAATTGCTAAGTATATGGTAGAAATGATAAAACAACAAATGAATGACCAGAAAGAAATAGATCAAACAACTATAGAAAATATGTTAAAAGTAGCAAATCAACAAATAACGGAGATGAGAAATGATGCAGAAGGGTAAAGGATATCCTGAGAATGTTAAAGAAACTGATAAAAGTTTTGGTGATGCATATGCTCAAGATGTAACTGGTGGACGTAATATTCGTTCAGCACTTAATAAATGGGATGATTATTCTTGGAAAGGTGAGGAGAAAGGAACACTTAAACCATAATGGATATATGGGATGAAATAGTTTTAGAGTTTAATAAAGAAATAAGTAAACTTCAAAATAATCTTGGCGATGGTATGGCTGAAGATTATTCACACTATAGACAAGTTGTTGGTTCTATTGTTGGCATACAATGGGCTAGAGATAATTTAACTTCAATTTATAAAAAACGTCTACACATGGAGGATGACGAATAATATGCAACAAGTACAAATGGGTGGGGCATTAAAAAATGATTTATGGATTACTGATCCAGAAGAAAAACTTGATCCATCACCTTTACCTGAGTTACCGGGATATCATGTCTTGGTTCGTCCAACCTCAGTAAAAAGTAAAACTAAAGGTGGTATTTTTATTCCTGACTCAACAAGGGAAGACATGTCATATCTTACCACAGTTGGTAAAGTAATTGCAATGGGAGATCTGGCATATTGTGAAAAAGATAAGTTTCCAAATGGAGCATGGTGTAAAGTAGGAGACTATGTATGCTATGGAAAACATACTGGAACAAAGCTTTTTTATAAAGGTGTTCGTCTAATACTTTTATTTGATGATCAAATTAGTATGAGAGTTCCTGATCCAAAAGATCTTGATCCTACATTTAATTTAACAAGAGGATCAGATTAATTTGTGAGATTAGCATTTATATGTTATAATAGTATAAAGAAAAAACGTAATCGTTTAGATCGTGACTAACGGAGAAAATAATGAGTGATCAAAATGAAGGTTGGGATACAATAGAAGTCCCATCTAAAAAAGAAGAAAATAAAATAGAATTTGAAGTAGAAGGTGAAGAAGAAGAAGTTCTTGAAGCTGTAGAAAAAAAACCAAAAGAAGAGGTTATTGAAGCTGCACCTCAAGAAGAAGTTAAAGAAGAACCTAAAGAGTTAGAAGGTATTAAAACTAAAGGTGCTGAA